TCGTAGGCGTTGAAGTACTGCTTGGTGATGGCGTTCATCTGCGCGGCACTCATCGTCTCGCCAGTACTGTTGTTGTACATGGTGACGTTGCCGTACATATCCATCACGGGAGTAATGTTGGCGAAGTTGCCGAAACCCTCTACCACAGCCATACCGTCAGACTCCGGGCTCAAAGACTCGCCGTTCTGCATGCGGGTCATCTTATCGGTGTACACATCCTGATACCCCTTAACCATATCGTAGATGCCAGTCACGCTGGACTTCTGGTTCTCGATATAGTTCATGTACTCCGACGGCCTGATTTCGCCGGACTTGAGAAGCTTGTTCATGCGCAGGGTATCCTGCGTGGCTTGGTCTACGAGCTGCGAGGTAAAGAGGTTGGCGTTCTTATGCTGCCCCATCGGGGCCTCATTAATCTTGGTCACCAACTCATCGGTGGCCTTGTCTATCTCCGCCCGCTTCTTGTCACGCTCCGTACCAATCCGAGCAATCTCATCGGAGAACTTCTTGCTGACGTCAGCCCAGTTGACTTGCGACGTAGCGTCGCGCTTGACATACTTGTAATACGTCATCCGATATATCGTCCAAAGGCGTTATAGAAATCACCGTAACCAGCGTAGGGGTCGGGTTGTCCCCCAACGCCCTGCAAGTATTGCTGAAACTGGTCAGGGGCAGGCGGAGGAGTGAACTGACTTTGCTGTAGCGTAGGCTGCCCAAGCTGTTGCCGCTGCTGTGGCATACCATACTGACCGAGGGAGCCCAGTACGTCTCCCACATTTTCAGACTGTCGCGCAATCTGTCGTGCCGGAGCACTGAGCCTGCGGTTTTGACGTGCTTGAGCACCACCACCGCCGCCCACACCACCATACAGCGGGGCGGCACTAGCAGCGGCTGAACCCGCTTGGATGAGACCCTCGAAACCTTGTTGTATAGCCTGTGCCCGCAGCATCTCAGCATTGGCCGCCGCCTCCTGAGCACCCGCAGCTTCCTCAAGATTTAGGCCCATGCCAAGGTCGGCGAGGCGAGCCTCTTCGCCCACTATCTGCTGTTGAATTCCTTGCAGCTCCTGACCCATAGCTGCTCGCGTCTGAGCTTGCTCGGCAGCCTGTGCCATAGCGACGCGGCCAGCCGTAGCCGCTGCGCCACGCTCTGCACCCTCGACGCCAGTTTGCAAAGCTTGGGTACCCGCAACGAGCGACGCCTCACGGGCCAACTCGTATGGCTCTTTCTGTATGGCGAGCTGCTCGTAGACGTTCACGTCAAGGCGCTTCTTGGCTTCAGCCATGGCTTTCTTAGCCTCCGTCTCTGCCGCACGAATCTTCTTGTTCTGCTTGCTCGCCTGACTGAACGAGGAGATAGACCCCGCTACTGCGACAGTGCCCGTGGCGATAGCTGCAATTAAACCTGACATAGTTTCTTTTGGATTATGGACTCCGGCAATTCCCGGAAGTCCATGGTGTACACCTCTTTCTCTGCCTCCTCCACCGTCTCTGCGTCGGTGCGGTATACGCACACCCACCGCGTGTCCTCGTGGATATATGCCACCCGCTGCGTACCCACCTCGGTATGTACCGTCATAGGGGCCTTGACGCGATGGACGGTGCCGTCATCCATGAGCAACGACATGTCGCCCTCCATAAAGAACGAAGGGTGGTTCTGCTTGTGGATGAAGCTCACCACGAGCTGGCCGGCAGGCATAAAAATCTCACGCGTATACAAGCCGTCTTTGATATGGTGGGTAACAGGACACACCGCTTGCATAGCTTCGGTATGATGCTCTACACAACCCTCGACACCCACGATGGCCTTATGCAAATCCTCGATGGATTCCCACAGCAAACCGCGCTGAGTGTGAATGTGGTGCAGAATCTCTTCCATCAACTATAAAAGTAAGCTTTATCCCGGGTACGACTTCATCACCTCAGACCGCGCTACAAACAGCTCCACCGCATCGGTATCGGTATTGGTCAGGGTGAACACGCCGTAGTGCCCGAGGATGCCGTGCGACTCAGCCTCTTGGTTCTTGATGCCCGCGCATAGCGGAGCTACGATACCCGGCGCGGGAGCACCGGCGTTGTCGTGCAACACCTGATTGATGCCAGCGGGGATGTTGACATTGATGGCGGTAACGCGCCCAGCATAGACAAGCGTGTCGTAGCCGGGAGCGTCGGCGTAATAGAAGTAGTCGTCAACGCTGAGGATGCTGCTGACGGGCTGGTCCAGAGGGAAGTCGACCTGACCGGGGACGGTGACGGTACCTACGCCAATGCCATTGAGGGACCGCAGGGCGTACTCGTCGGGGTCGGCGGGTACGATACCGGGGTTGCGGACGAAAGCAAACCAGTCGCCCTCTTTCTTCTCGAAGTACGTGTCGGGGATATTGCCTGTGTCCTGTTGGTCCGAAACCAGCGTTGCCGACCATGGCCTGTTGCCCTCGTACTGTAGCGTCTTGAAAATTTTGTTGACGATAGGCTCGTCGTTGAATACGCTCTGTAGGGTGCTGTTGTACTGGACGCCATAGAAGTTGTTGCGCGTCTCATTGGTATTGTGTCGGAAGAGGTTGCCGCCATTGAAGGTGTACAGGTACTGGTTCATACCCTGAATCCAGTCAGGATAGAACGAGTAGAACGAAGGCCAACCCTCGGCAGGGGGACTGTATGTCAGTGTGTAGTTAGGCATTACGGGCAGGGAGTGTCGACGAACGTAACGATGCCATTGGTGATGGTGTGTAGCGTTCCATTGCCTCCGTCCTCAAATAGATAGATGCCGTCGGGCAACGGAGTTACACCATCGGGGTCTTCAAATATCCAGTCGTAGAGGGCGGGCGCACCCGGAGTGCCGGTAACAGGAGCGTTGTAGTACGTCCTGTCACGCGTGTCTCCGCAAATGGTGTTGATTTTTCCCGACGCAAAGCCAGTTAGCTTGACCGGACACGCCACGTCGAGCAGCGTAGCGATACCTGTACACGACTGAGGTGCAGCAACGGTGATGGTGAGCGGAGCGGTGACGGCGCTGACCTTGGGAATGACCATGACGCAGGCGCCGGGAGAGCCAGTAGAAGTAAAACTGGCATCGGAAGGGGCTACGAAGACGTTGCTCTGCAAGCCCGTGGCATAGAACGAGCTGGTAAGCCACTCGTAGTCGGGTACGCCGGCGTAAGGTGAGCCCGAGACAAGGGTCAACGAGCACGCGTCGGCATCGTATCCCAAGTACGTAGCACGCACGGGGTTGGCGGCAGCGTGGTACCCGTCGACGGGGGAGCTCAGGGCGTTGTACGTCGAGCCAGCGAAGTTGGCGAGGATACCGTGAGGCGTCGTGCGCGGAGTGAACGTAACGAGGATGGCACCCGTAGCTACACCCATATCGACCTGCACCGTATACAAGCCCACGCCGGGGAAGTTGCTATTGATGGTGACGGGGCACGAGGAGATACAGCTCTGGCATGTGTTCAGGGGCCCGAGAACGCCGCCAATAGCCTCACGATATAGACCACCCTGAGAGTAGAAACCGTTAGGAGCAGGCGTCGTAAGCGCGGCATCGGTGTAGATGTTGGTTGCCGCAGCGAGGCTGGACCCATTCAGATAGTAGTTTCCTATGACGCCCATATCAGCAGTCGCATTCGTTAATGGTAATCAACACGTAAGCAGCATCGCCAGCCACCACAACGGGATAGGTGCTTGAGCATACCGTAGTGCCCTGCTTGCTGCCCAGAGTAAAGTACTCAGTGGTGGCAGTATCGCAGTCGGTGTACTCGAACGTCACGTTGGGGTTGTTGTCGTTGTACACCTCGTACTCGACACAGACCGCAGGGTCGCAGGTACACCCGCAGCACGCACCCACCTTGGTGGCATCGAAACACAACTGGGTAGGCAACTGCAACGAGTAGTCCCAAATCAGATACAGATACTGACCCGTACCCGCAGTAGACATATTGAACTGACCGGTGTAGATAGCAGGGCCCCCGGCAGGAGTGAGAACGTTGCCTGCCGCAGCGGTAAGCAAAGACGCGATATCGACCGGCGTATTGGCATAGTCGGTAGCCGAGCGCAGGTAGTAGAACCTGTCGGTAGGCTTGAGGATGTAGTCGTCAATCTGCGTGCGATGCGAAATCATCGTCACATCGGCATTGTCAGTAGGGATGACGCCGCCCCCTTGGTAGCCAGTAATCTCTTGGTACTGCGACACCAATGGGATATTGGTCGAGTTGAGGAACTTGACCTGCTGCGTATGCAGCGGAGAGACGTAATTGGCTACCTCCCAACGGTAGTTGTTGTGGACAGTCTTACCCGCATCGGCTTGGTTGGTGACAGTAACAAGCCTGATGGTAATGATGTCTGCATCGGGGCACTCGACGGTAACCTGAACGATGAAGCGCCCCGTACCGAAGAAGTTGATGTTGATATCGACGGTGTCTACAACGATGTTGTTCTTATCGACAAGGAACGAGCTCGAAGCCCCCGCTCCGATGAGGCCAGAGTTGGTGGTGACGCCATTGTATAGCGCATTGATTTGCGCTTGGTCTCCCGGCTCAGCCTCAAGCACGGTATACACCACCGATACATTGCCCACCAAGTCGCCCACGTTGACCGAGTACGACTCCCCCGCAGCGGTAAGCTGGAACGTCTGCGTAACGCCACACTCTAGCCGCGTATCCTCCCCGGGTAGCGGGGTCTCGCTATTGGCCAACACGTACTCGTTCATATATGGGTCGTAGCCCCCGAGCTTCTGCGTGCTGAAGTTCTCGATGAACATATCGCGGAACCAGCTCCGCATACCTTGCTCACTGATGACGGTGAGCTGCTCGCTAGTGCCATCGCCATAGAGGTGGATGACGGACCCCCGCTTGGCGTCGGTGAAGAACTTGTGTGGCCCCCACTCAGCAAAGCTCTCAGGGTTGTTGCTGATGCCGAAGTCTTCGGTCCTAGCCACCTGCGTACCCAACACCTCAGGCACAGACGTAACCACACTCTCGCCAGTAGAATCGGTGAGCAGGTTCTTTTCTGCCAAGACGTAGCTAATCTTATCCTCCTGCAACGTGAGGATATCGGTACGCCTGCCGAACAGCTTCTCTACAGGTCCATAGCTCTCCTCTAGTGGCTTGAAGTTGAGCAGCCCAAGGTTGAACTCGTTGAGCTTGTTTACGTTCGTCTCGTCGTTGTATACGCCGCTGTAGGTGAGGTCAGCGAAACGGCGAATCTGCTTGTAGTCCTGAGCACTGACGGTAGTGACGCGGTTGCCCATAGTGATGGGCTTGCCTACCACGGAGTCACGAATCTTGTAGCTCTCTACGCCATTGCCATAGGTGATGCAGTTGAAGAACGCCGTGTCGATAAGCGCCGATTGCAGTGCCGTCTGGTTCCTGAGGTTGCCTTGGTGGAAGCCGCCCACGATATCATACGATACGCTCGACTCGTACCACAGGTCGGGCAGGGCGTCCTGCGGCTGCGTCTCAAAAACAAACAACGTATTGGCCGCCACAATCTTCCATCGCGCCTTGACGCAAGACCGTCGGTTGTTGTTGAGGTCGAGATTGGTGAAGCCAGTGCATCGCTGCGTACCCGTGGTGACGAACCGAACGACGTTTCCTTGACGGTAAAAGCACAAACGATTTTCGCACAAAGACCCGTCACCAAGGCCATAGTTGCCCGCCTGACTGGATGCCAGAGGGAAGACGTTGTTGGTAGGCACACACGCGTCGGGGTCCCCAGCCTGCCCCTCAGCGTTTTCGATAGACTCAGTAACTCCGGGCTGACCGTAGAACCACTCGGCTATGCTGTTGTAGTCAGCGTCGGCGATATACGTCTGGTCAAAGGCCAAGTACCTAGACTCACACGAGCCCGTGCCGTCGCCCGTGCCGCTACGGTTGTACTCAACCTCAAAGGTGATGCGGCTGCCCGCAGGGATAGCGGGAACTACAACGCCACCGACTATCGTCTCGACAGGGAATCCATCAATGACAAGGGTGGGGAAGTCTTGGTCTGCCCCAGAACCAGTGTCGGTGCAGATGCTTTGCCAAGCACTATCGTAATCAAACCCAGCTAACGTAGGGTCGGGCGTGACGGGGAAGTCCGCCTTGACCTTCATGTACGTGCCCGGGAGGTTGCCAGTGACAATATCATCCTCGGCATAAGAGCTCTTCTCCAATACCGTAGTGTACGTACACGTAGACGTAGGTCCGTCGGCGTCGGCCTTGACGATATACCTGTCTCCCTTCTCCACCTTGGCTGCCTGCTCACCCTCGAGGAGGAAGTAGGTGTAGCCGTTGGCATCGGTGTAAAGGATGTTGGAATAGATAGTCTCGTAGTTCTCCCGGTCCGGCTTGATGACGAACTTGTAGCGGTCCGCCCAGAACGGAGGGCGCTCCCATACGGGAATCTCTACACGGATATTGTTGCGGAAGATGGAGTCGCCGCACGGGATATGTACCGTATTGCTCTCGCTGGTAAGGACCGTAGTAGCGCGGTTGTACTCGTCCATATAGACAATGCCAACCTGATAGGTGCGGTTGCTATGCAGACTGCGCTGCGAGACGATACTGAAGTACTGCGCGACAGCACTGGTGACCGTAAGGCTCTCGTAAGAGTCGGTAGCCCCGCTCTGATACTGTGGCATAGGGAATGCCAGAGTGAATGAGTTGTCGGTAGACGCCACCACCTGTATCGGCTCGGCCAAGGCGTTGACGCCCGTACCTATCAGGTTTTGTGGGTCAGGTATACCACCCGTCTGCGTCAGCGGGAAGATGGCGTTCCACGCGTTGGTGAAGATGCTCTGGTCGGCAGCGGCGTAGTTGGCGGGGGTAGTCTCGATATTGGCTGCGGTACCGATAGCCTCTAAGAAGCTCGCGCTACTGACCATCTCAGCTACCGTAGAGAAGTTCTCAGTAAGTGGGTAGATGAAGGTGACCGTACTCTGCGGGGTAGTGGAGGTGGGCGCAAAACCACTGACGGTAAGCCACCCGTTCGGCACCTGACCGTCGTGGCTGACGCTCAACTCAATCTGTATGGTGTCGCCGATGGTGAAGTTGTAATCGGTGAACGTGAACTGTATCGTCGTGTTCGGCGTACCGGGAGTAGGCGGGAGGTTGTAGGTGGTGCTGCGACTGACGACAGAAGCCACATTGGCCATACCGGCCTGAAGCTTGATTTGTCCGATGAAGTAATCGAGGCGGATAGGCACACCGTACTGGTCGAGCAGGTCGTAGCCCTCGGTGTAGTTGCCGTAGACGAGCCTGTTGCCCATCATCGTCTGCGCCTTGGCTAGTAGCGGGACGTTATCGTACAGCCTGAGAATCTCACTCTCCGGAAGGATGGTGTAGATTTTATTGTTGTCGAAGACGTACTCGTAGTTGGTGTTGTCGGCGAGGCCAGCAGAGTCCTTGTCTATCTTCTCTATGACGCGGATGATGCTGTCGTCCATCTCCTTGAACAGGAGGTCGACGCCCACCACAAGCTCGCTACCGCTGTTGTAGGTGATGGTACACGCGTTGGTGACGTTCTCCATGCCCTCGTTGGTGAACGACTCAGGCGTAAAGAGGAACGGCTTGGCAACGAAAGAAGGGGCCGAGAACTGCGAGGTGGCGGAGTACTCACCGTTGGCGTACCGATAGCGATACGCGAAACAGATGAGGCGGTCCTCCATATAGGTGTTTTGCTCGTCACCAGAATCGAAGGGGACGATAGCAGGCGAGTTGTCCGGCGGAGCCTTGATAACCAAGATGTCCTCACCCAACAGCGGCGAGTCGACAGCGCCGGTAGGGTTGGGATAGTTGGTGGTGACGTTGATGCGGCGCGGAGGGTTCCTGTCGTCGGTGAAGAAGAGCAGGTCCTCAACCAAGTCTACGCCCGTAACAAGGTTGTACTGGTCGAAGTTGAGGGTGGTATCGAAGCCACCGCCATCGTCGATACTCACCACATGGTAAGTGATGATTTGCGTAACGGTATTGTACGATACGATGAGGTCGAGCTTGCCCGTCAGGCCTGTAGCTGCAAAGCCCGGGTCATGGACGAACCAGTACATGGTCTCGTTGGCGCCGTCAGCATAGGCTCCGATACATACGGCATTGGCACTCAGGGGGTCGCCCGTAGGTGGGTATACCAGCGTCGTAAGCTGCTCGTTGCCCTTGGTGTTTTCTACCGCACCTATCTCGGATTCCTCGGTGGAACCCATGCGGATATTCTGTGCGTCGATATACTCTCCATCGGGAACAAGGCGCTCGTCGACGCTCTTGTTCATCCGCCCCTTGATGAAGTTCCTGACCAGATTCGCCATTACTTAATCAACTTGTCGCGACCACGCAGGTTCATGAGCAACCGTCCCGGGTGGATGTTGCTGATACGAATCTTGGCATTGCGCAACAAGGCGTTCTTCTTCTTTCGGGCCCGGTTCACGATGTACTCCTGTACGCCCAGCTTGGCGTCAAGGATAGCGTAGTTGATGTACGCGTAGACGTACTCCTCGAAAAGCTTATTGACCGTAATAGCGGTATTGTCGCCACCCTCCATGCCGTCGCTGACGTACTCGAGGATGATGAGGTCGCCGTCGATACCACTGCTGAAGTTGATGACGCCACCCTTGCGGTCGATACTGAAGGTCGGATTGAAGTTCGCCGTCTCGGTATTCAATCCATACCGCGCTCCGATGTTGTAGTCGAAGTACCAATCGCCATCACAGCAATACCCCATCTGCCCGTCGAAGTTGCTGTTCTGATTCAGGTAGATACTCTTCTTGGTACCCGTGATGCGGTCGTAGTCGATGGTCGAGTTCTGCGGGCGCAGGATGTTGCCGTTCTGGTCGAACAAGATATTGCAGTCGTTGTCCTGCAAATACGCCGCACTGAAGTTGGTCTGGATATTCTCTGTCAGGGGGCGCAGGAGGCCGTCCTTGTACAGGCTGATGCGCACCCAGTTGACGTAGTCGGAGGGGAGAACGTACCGCAGTTGGTCGCAGATACTGAGCTCGAGAATCTTGACCTCCTTGAACGCGTCGTAGTTCAACTCTTGGATGGCACGCTTGGCGTGGAACAGGACCTTGTACCGCTCCTCGTTATTGACCAAGGAGTGGTTGCCCATGTACATGAGCTGGAAGTTGGTTACGATATCCTGCAAGGTGACGTACTGGTAGCTGCCATAATTGGCCTCATCAGTATAGTAGGCGAAGTCTGATAGATACGGCATTACTGTTGCTGTTCTTCGGCGTTGGCAAACTGATAAACATCACCCTCGCGGATGCTCATGCCAGCCATCTGCAAGATGCGATAAACCAAATTCGGCTCCTCGTCAATAGGAAGCTCAAAGTCTTGGTAGTCAGCAGCGGAAGCATTGAACACCGGCTCGCCACCAACGAGAAGCTGGCTGTACGTCCACTTCGGGTCGAAGGGGTATCGGATGTATTGACAAACGATATCGCCCGGCTGGTTGAAGCTAGTAGGGAACACGGTGAGTGAGTCTCCTTCCAAGGTGTAAGCCGGATATTGTATCGACGGAGCGGTCAACAGACTGCTGTTGAGAAGCGTAATCTTCCCGTGGCTAACGACCTCAGCCTCGACGCCACCGGCCAGCACCTTGTTCAGCAAGTAGTAGTCGTCGCCCGTAGTGGTCACACTCGGAGCGAAGAAAGTATTCCCCGCATTCTGTATCAGCGTAGCCGTGCGAGAGAACCCGTCGATGGCTTCGCGCACCGCCTTGTTGAGGTCGGCGTACTCGGTGCCCGCCATGCGGGAGTTCTCGGCGTTGATGACCTGATTGAGCTCCTTGAAATACCCATCAAAGATTTCTAGCTGCGCCTGCTTGGCATACAGGTTGAAGTCCCCGGGAGAAATGTAACCGTAGTTGTTCTTGTTGAGAATCGACAGTACGGTTTGACGGACCGAGTTAATCATTCTCTAAAGATAGAAAAGCCGCCCTAAGGCGGCTTTCCGTATCGGTATGGTTACAGTTCACTCCTCAGTCAACGCCTCAAGGGCTCGGAGGTGCTCAAGGCCCTCGTCGCTAAGTAGATAGGAAATCGCAACCGATAAGTAGTCTTTGCCGTGCGGTACCGTGACCAACTTCTTTTTGTTGGTAGGACCGTTGTACCAAATCTCAGTCTTGTTGCGACGGAAGGAAAGGTGGCCATCGTCGAAGAACCGCTGCACCTGCCCCTGCAACTTTATGTCGGGGTCATTGACCAACTGCAAGAAGTGCTCGGGGTCGCGGCGTACAGCAACGAGCATATCGCGGCGAAGCTCAGCCGTAGTGTACTTGCGGGGGTCTACGCCAAGCATAATGCGAGACATGGACTCGAGCTGGTCCATCGTAAGGGCCTTGCACTCGATGAGGGCGTCGACCTCAAGGTTCAGCTTTTCCACCTCAGCCTCAGCATCGCGCTCGAGGTTGATTTCCTCAAAGCGGCTTCCGTTGAGTGGGTGGATGTCCAAGAAGTGCTGAAGTACAGGATTGGTGCGCGGAACGCGAAGCAGGCCATCCTCGAAAATGATGGGCTCAACGATAGCGTTGCCATCCTGCTCGTCCTCGAAAGGGCTCTTCTGGTTCCGTGCGTAGCGGATGGGGCGGTTCTGCCCCATCTCATCATCCCAGTACAAAAGCGGCTTTCGGTTGCTGCCACGACCGGGGATGATAAAAGATAGCGGGGCCATTTCCCGCTTGAGGCGGTAAGTCTTGTCTTTACTCATGTCTATTTTATTTGGGGTGGATGTAGGGGGCGGTCGTTAACGACCGCCCCCATATCCGGTTCACAATCACTCCTCGAAGAGGAAGAAGTTGTTGGCACCCATGGTGCAAACGGCACGCTCGGAAAGGAAGTGGACTTCCATGGCGTCGAGGTCGCTGGTAGCAGCGCCCCCGGCAGAGCCAGTAATCCACGTCTTGTACCGACGGTCCTCAGTCTCACTAGCGCGGTAGCGGACGTGCAGGAACGGGCGCTTGGCGTTCTTGCCGAGCACTTGGTCGTACACGGTAGTAGAACCAGCCGGAACCATCATACCATTGATGACGCCGTTGGTCAGTCCGCCACGCATGGTCGGGTCGTTCAAGTACTTCCAGTCAGACTTGTAGAAGTCGTAACCGCGACGGAAGCCCGTGAAGCCAAGGTTGAGAGCCATCTGCTCGTCGTTGTCGAACAGGCCGAAGCTCGTACCGCCCGCACCGTAGCTGTTCTGTGCAGCCAGCATGTCGTCGATATCGAAGCCCATCTGACGATTCACGAACAAGACGTTCTCCTCGATGGCGCCCTGCTTATCCAGACGTCCGATAATGGTATCGAAGTTGTCGAGAGTAGAGGGGATGCCTGCGGACCACACGTTACCACGGTCGTTGATGACGTAGAAGATACCTTCGGTACCCTTGTAGCCAGCAGCGAGGGCACCGCCAGTAGCTTCAGCCGGAACGGCCTCGAGCATAGCGGTCTCGAGGTAGTCGTCGAAGCGGAGACGGGTCTCGTGCTCGGACTTCAGGTACCACAGGTAGCCCGTGGCTCCGTTCTCGGTAGTCACCTCAACCCAGCCAATCTGAGCCATGTCGGAACCGTTGACGGCGTACTTGTCCTTCAAGATGATGGGGCTCGTCTCGAAGATTTCGGAGTCAGCCTCAAGGGACTCGGCCATGCCGTTAGTTCCTTTCGTGAACTCGGAACCGTAAATCATCACGGTACAAGCGACGCCAGCCGCGACAGCCTGACCGCCAGCCTCGTAGTAGGCAACGGTGAACTCGTTCGTGGCGTAGTTGACGCCGGTGACGATAGCCTTGTTGCTCAGGCCCGTAACGGGAGTGGTGTTGTCAGTGATGAACACCGTCTGACCCTCGCGGATAGCGATACCTCCCGTACCACCAGTGGTGACACTGCCGGTGGGAACGAGCAAGTCGTTGACCGTCCACGTAGCCGTGGGGTCGGTAGCGGCACCAGCGGATTCGCAATCGACGTACTTGGTGTGGAGGCGCCCCTGCTCAACCCACTTGATGAGGTCGGAGTTGGACGGCATCTCGGCACCAACCATGCGCAGGAAGCCAGACACAGTCCGGTTGCCGTAACGCTCGAACTCCTTCTCGTAAGTATCGGGGAGATACTGATTCAAGAAGTCGAAGTTGGTGATGTAGTTTGTTTGAAGGGGAATCTGTTCCGCGCTGGGCTGAAGCTGATACCCCGGGGTGGCTTGCAATGAACCGGGCATGTTTTCTGTTTTCTAAAAAGTGTTAGGTGGTGCGCCGCGTCTTAATCTTCAAGCCTCGGCCTGAATCTTGGTTTACGGCGCGGATTTTCAATCCCCCCTTACTGACGGATTGCGGTGTCGGGCGCTCAGACATGTTGATGTTTTTCGTCTTACGCATGACATCGTCAACCGCACTGGCTTGCCCCTGCTCGTAGAAGAACCGGGCAAACTTCTCGGGGTTCATGGCGACAGCCAAAGACTTGTGGTATCCCGCAGCATCCTTCACCAAGCCACTATCGTCCAGAAACTTGTTCAACCAAGCCTCGGGAGTTTGTTGCAGCTTCTTCAGCTCTGTGCGGTCACCGGGAGTGTACACGTAGGACTTGTCGTCAATGGAAAACTCAAACCCTTTGAACTGTTCACTGAACACCTCGTTGGTTTTCTCATCGAACCACTCTTTCCTGCGCTTCTGTTCCTCTTGGTACGTCTTCGCCTGTTCAACGTATTGCTTGTACGATTGATACTCCTCAGAGTCTTCCAGAGAGCCAGCACCCCTTGACTCAAGAGGGGCTTTATACTGCTCTTTCTGCTCTTCGAAGTATTTCTTCGCCTTAGCAATAGCTTTCTTCTTGGCCAGCTTGGCCTTCTTGACGTCGCCCTCGTCGTCGAGGTCTTCGTCGTATGTATATTCCTCAAGCAGGATATCGACATCTTCATCGTCGATGCCTTCCTCCGTCTCAAGGAGATAGTCGCGCAACAGGCGGTCCCCATCCGACTCGTCAAGGTTCCTGTTGAGCTTCACAAAATCTTCCAGCCCTCGGCCCGTCTCCTGCTTGTACTTGTAGTACGCGGCTACGTCCTCAGGCAAATCGGGAGCCGACTCCCGCGCCTCGTTCAGTTCGTCAAGAGAGTTAATCTCCCGACCGTAACGCTCGCTCAAAAACGAACGCACGTCATCCTCCGACAAGCCGGCTGGCTGGTCGGTTGGTTCTTCGACCGCAGCCTCTTCCTGTGCATCCCCGTTGACTTCCGCCTCATGCTTGGCAAGGAGCTCTTGCTCCACCTCTTGGGTGGATTTAGACTCTACCTCGCTAATCTCTCGGACTTTGAATTCCATTGCTGTAAAAATATATTATTTATCTCGGACTAAATTCTGCCAAATCGAAGCCATCCAAGCTGTCTTCATTCGACTCAAAATTCATGGGCGGCAAGTTATTCTTCCGCTGGTCAATGAGCTTACTCTGCTCGGTATTTTGTTGGCTGATGCGTTGAGCCTTAGCCTTCTCGCGGTTGTCCTCGCGAGCCTGTAAGTTCTGCTCCTGCATGCCGTGTAGCTGCAAGTTGTATTGGAACTCACGTTCCATAAGCGTGGCCTTGAGCTGTGCCTCGGCTTGCATCTTCTCAATCTCAAATGCAATCTCAGCCTGCTTGACCTGCATCTTGCCCTGCGTCTCGGCCTGAATCTTCTGCATGGCTGCCTGTGCTGCCATCTCCTGTGACTGTAGGTTGGCCTGCTGCTGCATAGCCTGCTGCTGCATAGCCATCTTCTCCTCCCGCTCCTGCTTGGCGATACGCTTGACCTTGAGCAGTTGGTTGGCGAGCTTGAGGTTCTTAATCTCCCTGATGTCGATAGCGTCCTCGAGGTTGATATCGCCCTTGCTCAATGCCATTTGGATATTGGCTTCGAGCTGCGCACGCTGCTCCTCGTCGGGGCTGACCTCAATGAAGATGCCGAAGTCGTAGATGTACAGGTCGTTAATCTCTCCAAGGATACTGACGTTGTACTTACCAATCTGGTTTACAAACTCATCTTTGAAGTCGGCGTACTCGAGGATATCGCTAACGCGGTACGTCAAAGCCTCAGCCAAGGTGCGGAACATATACAGGCTGCCATCCAAGATGTGGCGGGTAGCCGTATTGCTGTTCGCCGCAGCCAGCTTCTGCAAGCCAACGAGACTATGCGGGTCGGGGGTGCTCCCGTCGCGGGCTTCGTTCAAGCCCGTTACGTCACGAATCATCTGCAAGTAGTGATTCATGTTGCCGATAAGCATCTGCGTCTTGGCGGCACCACTGTTGCTATTAAGCTCTTGGATGGGGACCTTGCCGTGATTGAACTCGCCGTCCTGAGTGAACGAACGTCCGATGACGCTACCCGTTTGGAAGTATAGCCGCAGGGCGTCCTCAGGGTTGTAGGCGTTGCCCGTACCGAGGTCGACCTCGTTGAGTCCGTCAGCGTCGATATACACCCCGTCCGGTACCGTCCTCGCGATGACCTGCTGGAGCTTGAGGTGCGTAATCTGGATGAGGTCCGCGAAAGGAACCA